ATATCCAACTCCTTCACGACCCCATCCAAAGTATAGATAACCATTAGAAGCCAATCTTAAATAGATATTATCATCATTAGTACCTGCGCCTTCTCCATAGTTCCAAATGTGTTGATTACTATTATGTATATCAGCTTTAAATACAATTGCTGTAGCCCAAGGTCTTGAATAAGTATTGTTAGAAGTTTTACCTGAGAATGAATTGTGAGCAGGTACTGTTGTACCAGTAAAGCCCATACTAAGAGGATTAGCTGTTGAAGAGTTAGAAACTTGCTTAACATGTTCAGCACCTCCAGAGAAGTCAACAGCCTTATCCCAATCAGTAAGAATACTAGCTGCAACAGGAACAGATATTTCAGACAAACCAGTCCAGTCAACATCTGAGTAATCAAAACCAGTATCATTATCAGGCATTGCAGTCCAGAAGAAATATGGATCGAGTGTTGTAATGCCATAACCTTGCTCACCTGTCTGAACCTTGGAGTTAGCATCCCAGTTACCGTAAGTATCTGTAGTTACATCATAAGAAGATGAAGCAGTATGTCCAACTCTTATGTTATTACCAGAGCCGGTTATTTCAATAAATGCTTGAGCATTAGTAAGAGATAATGTATAGGCCTGGCTTGTAGTACCACCATTGGCATAACCAATCATATAAATACCGGGTTCGGTAGCACTATCTCTCTTCCAGAATCTAATACCAGCAAAACCAAAATAAGAACCAAGTGGGGTCATTGTATTAGTCCAGTTATCTGCTTTAAATCCAACAAATGCCAGACTATTATCAGGCATTGCAGCATGTAAGTCAGTAATAAATGCAGAGTCAAGCACAAGACGTTGACCAGCAGCAATTGTATCATCAATAGACAACCAACCTTTTGCACCAGATAGTATTTCTGTACCAGAGAAGTTAGCAGATGGACCTTGTGGAGTAACACCTGTAACAGCTACTGTATAAGTTGAACCAGCAACTACCGGAGTAGCATAATAAGCAACACCATTTGAAGTCCACTTGAACTTAACTGGAGGAACATCACTTGGAATAACAAACTGAAGATATGAACCAAACTCACCAGGAGTACCAACAACAGTAACACCAGTAGTATAATCACTATTATCACTAATAAGGCAAATACCTAAAGCATCAGTAGATTCAATAGATGAATCAGTCAACCAGAACTTATAAGTCTGACCAGCATTCAAAGTAATATCACCAGCAGCTGATAAGCTAAACAATGGCAAGCTACTTGTATCTTCAGTAACATTAAACTCATTAGCAGGTAGAGGAGCATCAATAATGGACAATCCTGTTTCTGTAAGAATCATACCAGCTTCAGCACCTTTAGTAGCAGCTACTAATGGCTGAGCACTAAGACCAATAATTAAGTCAGCATTATTCCAAATAGCTGGATTAGTAGCAAATGTACCACCTACAACTGGCTCAGTAGTTAATGAAGCAGTAGAATCAGTACCACGGAAGACTGCAATATTACCATCACGCATATATTCAATACCCATGTGGAAGTTAGCATCCGTATCACTTGCATGATTAACTGTATTCTCAGTTGGTGCTAGGCCAGCATATCTGAATGTCATTCCTGTTGTATTAACTGTATTATTCTCATACCTATGAACAGCAAAGAAGTCATCATTAAGACCAACACTACTCCAGTTAGCACTAAACTTTGGAATACCAATGAATGCTTTATTATCTTCACCACTTGCACCATCAAGAGAAGGTAGGATGTTTGTATTAGCATAAGTCTTAGGAATGATCAAACGCTGACCAGGGCTAAGAGTAAGGTTATCAAACTGTGCTGCAGAATCACCAGCAAGCTCAGTTGTTGTATCCATATTACCCTGCAACAAAGTAAAGCCTGATGGAGCACTTGCAGCATTAGCAGTATGTGTAAATGATGGGATAGGTATTGTTTGACCGTCAAGGAATGCTGGTGTAGCAAATGTAATTGTTGGATCAGTATGAGTAGAAGAACTACTTCTGAACAATACACCATTGAGTGAAAGCTCAATTGTACCAGCATTATTAAACAATGACCATACATCGCTTGTATTATAAACTGGACGTGTTGGAATGGCTTGTGGGTTAGTATTATCATCCCAACCAACTGGAACTAAACCAACCATACTATAAGCATTACCAAAGTTCTGACCTTGCGCATTACTTGGAACACCAGTAAATGGAGCAAGTAGATCCCAACGTGAACCAGGAGCTGAATCCTTATCAAGAATGTCTGTAGTCTTATCAACACCAGAACTAACAATACCGATACCAATATACTCTTCTTGGTGATACCATTCAAGCTTATCACCATCTTCAAGAGCATACTGAAGATCCATTACGAACTGACCAGAGAGGGAACTATTACCAGTAAATACATTACCAGCAGAGTTAGTAACACTTCCTGCAACAGCAGAACCTGTATGAACTGTATCACCTGTAAGGGAGAGAGCAGCATCTAAGTTATTAACTACAATTGTAAGAACTCCTGTAGATGAACCATAATCATTTGTTCTTACAACATCAACTGTATAAGTCACAGATGGATAGTTCGTATTATCACCTTCAACCTCAGGAGCTGTACCTGTAATGTTGCCATTTGTCTGGGATTGTGTAATCCAAGATGGAGCATTAGCAATAGTTGTAGTAAACTGTGCACCTTGAGGATGTACTTGTGTATTAAGAGTTGTTAGCTCATCCAATGTAATTGTATTAGCACTGAATGGAGTAGGAGCAGCTGTACTATCTGCATCTTGAGGAATCTCATTCCAAACAACGCTTGTAAAGGCACCCACTATACCATTAGATGGAGCTGATGAAGCATTATTAGTAAATCCAGATACTGGACCATTCCAAGTTGTATTAGTTGGATCATCAGGGAAGGTATAACCAACGCTAGTACCTGTACCACCTGCTGAAAGGTCAAATGTATTAGCCTCTGTATCAGTAGTGAACAATGGGTAAGTAAATACACCATCTGGAGATTCGATGTAGTAGAAGGTAAGTAGTTCTTCTTCAGGACCAGCACTTGCTACACCAACTGTAGTTGTAAGGAAGTCTTCATACTGAACAAGATCCATAGAGAATGCTGAGTTCAATGTATCAACCATTGAGTTAATTGTATTACCTGCAGAAAGGCCGTTAACATAAACATTACCAAGAGTTAGATCACGGAGCTGAATCTTATCAGAATCTTTCTGAACAATCTCAGCTTTATTACCTGTTACATGAGCTGCAAGCTCGTTAATATGATAAACATTAATGACATTACCACTTACATATTCTCTCAACTTAACAGATTGGTTAAGAGTATCAACTTCAACATTAACAGATGGAACACTTGTAACGTGGTTACTGAATGGAAGCTCGGAATAGTTACCAACCAAAGGTGGCTTGACGGCAGCGATTGTAATAGTCTGATAAGAGTTATCACCAAGAGCGAGTCTCAAGTTTGTAACATCACATTGACTCAAGTCAATAGCATAATCTTGACCAATAAAGCCAACATCATCAACCTTAATAATGTTCTTATCATCATCTGCAAGACCACCTACTGCAGCTGTAATGCATATACCAATCCTTTCTGTATTAGAACCAAGACCAGTATAATGAACTTGTGTATCAAGAATCTCAGCAATGAAGCGAGCAGCTGCGTTCAATGAAATAGTATTACCAAGTAGACTTGCAGATTCATCTAAAACAATAGAAGCGTTAGCACCTGTAAGACCTCTACCACTATATGCAGAGCGGTTATTATCATACAAACCACAATCACGAAGAGTAGCGTTACCAGATCCTGCAGAATAGAAGCCTGCATTCCAGTTACCATTAACTTCATTCTGTGAGAACTTATTATTAAGACCACCAACTACTTGAAGACCATTACCAGCATTGTAAGCAACAACGTTCATGCTTGTTGTAATGTTCTGTGAACCGGAATGAGTAGAACCAGCTGTAAGATTAACACCTGCATCAATGTTCTGTGTAATCTGGTTACGAGTAATAACACCAGCACCACCAACACCACAATCAACAAGAGTAATACCTCTGAAGTTCTTTGTTACTGTGTTACCTGTTATAACTGCTTGGGTAACTTCTGTAAGACTAACAGCACCACCATCAGAAGCATTAGCCCCTGCATAGAACGCTTGGAGATCTGTATCAGTAGAATCATAACCAAGCAATGCAGTAGTGGTAGACGGTAGGACAGTGTTAAGAGCAGTGCCGTTCCAACCATTAGTTGTAAACTCACAATCGTCAATCTCAACCTTAGCTGCTTTAGTAATGTCAAGAGCATAGTCACCAGCATTCTTGAATGTAATGTTTACAAACTTAAACTCTTTAGTATTGTCTGTACCTGTAAACTTAATCAAGTTAGCATTTGCAGCATCATAAGATGTATAAGAAATAACAGCATCATCAGCACCATAGAAGAACAATGACAAAGTTGAAGGAATTTCAATCTCGCCAGAGATTTCAAATGTACCTTCTAGATAGATCTGATCACCATCATTAGCAGAAGCAACTGCTGTCTCAATGCTATCATATGGGTAGAGTACTGAGCCATCTTTAACACTACCAGAATAACCAGCCTTGACGTAAATGTCGTATACACGAAGAGCAGAGTTCTTAATGTCTGATTGTGTAGCACTTGACTCAGCAACGTGATCATAATCAGTACCGTTATATACAAGAATGTCACCTGTATTATAACCACTCAAAGCATTAGGAGTGGTAACACGATAGAAGTCACCAAGTACATCAGTACCAGTTGGAAGTGCAGGTGTACCAGTACCAGTAGCATCATAAGAGCCTTTGTAGATAGAACCATTCAATAGCTGATCAACATCCTCTTTAAGAGCAATTTGCTTATCAGTAAAGAGACGAGCAAGCACTTGTGTCTGATAACGAGTTGGTGTAGCATCACCTTCGTTAACGTTGAAGATACCATCAATAACTTCTTGGTTATTCTGAATGGAGATCTTATAAATTGTAGCACGAAGAGTTGTACCAGCCTCAATGTCAAGTGGCTGATCGAAGTACCATGTAATAGGATCGTTAACTGCCAAAGCACCTGGCTGGAGATACTGAACATACACAGAAATGCCATTAACAACAATCTCATACTTCAACTGCTGATTAGCAGCAAGAGGCTCACCTGCTCTTGTAGTAATACCTTGACCACTAATATTGAAAGGGAAGAAGTTATCACCATCATAAGGAATGGCTGTATCATCAACAGGGTTACCACCAAGTGGAACTGGGTTAAAGTCTTGGAATACTCGAGTCTTTGGAAGAGTAACACCTGCACCTGGCTGTTGGTTAGCTGAAAGAGACTGGTCAAGAACTTCACCGAATACTGGATAAGAGTTAGCATTGTTATCAAGATCTTCGAAGTAGATGTTAGAACCACCAGAAGCCATCTTGTGCTTCTCACCCAAGAAGAAACCATTTTTGTTAACCTGAATATCTCTCTGTGCAACAAGTTTATCAGTAGTAGGATTGTATTCGAAGTATTCAGTAATGATTGGAGTACTCATTTGCTGATTCAAATACTCAACAACTTGATCTCTTGTATAGTTATAAGGAGCTTCAGTTAAAGTTTCAGCTGCTTCATTCTGAACACGGCTGGCTTTCAAGCGCTTCAAAAAGACTCTGTATTCGGTAGTAGAACCACGCTTAAAGATACGTGTTGATTTAATAATGATACGTTCTGCTTGTGTTGGGTGAGCTAATGCTTCAACGGATCCAATTTCCTTATCGGTAATAGTAGATCCGTCAAAGGTAACCTTACCTGACTTGGTATCGGAGAATATTCTTATTTGTCCCATAGTATTATGTATTTAAAATTATAAAGTATTGTTTGTTAAAATCTAGTTATTTCTGAATGAACATTGCAATTTCGTTCATTGTTACAGTTCCAGGAACGTCTGATTTGATCTGGAAGCAGACCCTACCAGCATCACCTGGACCGTTAGTATCGATTGTATCACCAATAAAGAACTTGATACCTGGCAAGTATGCATAACTTTCATCAGCTCCTGATTCCATTGCAAGAGAAGAAGCTTCAATGTGGAAGTTAGTAGCTGAAAGTGGAATACCACTATGACGGAAGAAGTTAAGTCTACTATCAAGTCGACCACCATCATCATCCGGGTTAAAGCTCATTGATACACGAATATCAGCTGATGAAGTTAACTCAAGACCCTCAAGATCGAAGATGATTGGATCACCATTAGCACCTGTACCTTCATATCCACTTAACGCCGCTGTCTTCATTGAAGTAACACGATAGTCAAATGTACCTTCTGGATCTACTTCAAGCTCAACATCTACCCACGTATTAACATCTTCAATAGGTATGTCAAATGTAGTAGCACTACCACCGAAGTAAACTGGTGAAAGGAGAGCAATATAACCTTGGAACTGCTCACGTTGGTTAACTGTAACATTTTCAAACTCACCAACATCAGCACTCAATATAGCAATGTTAGTTTCATTGATAATAGAGCGTGATTCATTACCACCACCGCCAGAAGACATCTCAGCAATCTTGCGAATGTCTCTTGTCTGATTATCAAAGAGGTTATTAATCTTAGTTTCTAACTCAGACTTAAGAGCTTTCATATCACTCTGGAAGCTCTTATCACCCTTCTCAGGTTCATAATCTTCCATAACCTGATGCTGAATATACTTACTTGTTTCAGCAATCTCTTCTTCAACCTTCTCAAGCTCTTGTTTAGCCTGCTCAACAACAACTTCTTCTTTTTGTTGAACATCTACCTTTACAGCTACTGGCTTCTTCTTTGCAGCCTTAACTCTTTTCTTACTCTCTTCAACAACCTTATCAAAGTTTAACTTGGCCTTCTCTTGAACAGCTTTAACTTGCTCATCAAGAGCACCTACAATAAGATTTGTAATAGCTTCTGTCTTTGCCTTCTTAGCAGCTTTCTTTTCCTCAATAACCTTTTCTTCAGCTACTTTATTAGCCTCTTCAATAACACTATAAAGGCTATCATTAAGACATACTTTAGGCTCTTTACCTTCTTCAACTCTTACTAACTGTTTAGTAGTCTCACCTTCAACAGTAATGTTTGTAGAGGCTACAATGAAGCCATTACCTTCTTCAATGGCCTTCAATACTGACTTCTCACCATTACTTGTAGCATGGTAGAGGTCTTTATAGACATTATTAAGTGACTCAACATAGATGATATTAACATTATCACTACTATGCTCTACTGGAAATTCAGTATTAAGTGTTTTGACCATACACTTATTTAATCACCAGTATAGTAATTACAAGCAAGAAGTAAAAATAAATGTATTACTTCTTTTTACCCTTCTTCATGTTAGCACACCAGTGATACATCTTACCTTTCTCACCACCATACTTCTTAGCCTTCTTACGAAGCTCAGTTACAGAGCCTTTACAGCTTGCACCCGACTTCTTAACACGACCAGGACGACTCTTGCCTTTCTTCTTACCGTCCTTGAAGTTCTCTTCAAAAAATTCTTTAAAAGATTTCATTATACGTTATCCACTAAAATAATTTCAAATGTAGCTGTACATGTTGTAGCTTGCGCAGCAACAAGATCTATTTTAATATCTGTCTTCTCTGTAAACTTAAGAGGTACATCATACTTATAGTCAATAACAGCACCACCAGCTGAGCTTAAGACTCCTTTGATGTTGAATGTACCGTTCTCAGGTCTAGCAAACAATCTAAACTGCATAGCTGAATTAGTAGCAGCTTTATCAGAACTGTAATTAACATGAGTAAGATAAGCTGTCTTACCGGCAGGAACTGTATAAACAGCCATCAACGTTTGACCTTGATCTTCAATAATTTTAGCAGCAATACTACCACCTTGGTTAATTGTAACATCACTATCATTGTTTGTATCAACCATAATAGCTCTGAATATACGAGAAAATGTAGTTGTTCCTGTGCCACCAATTGATACAACTTCTGTAGCTGGTTCGAAATTACTATCTAAACCTTGAACTTCAACATCAGCACCAGCATTAGAAGCTGATGTAATTGTAATAACACCGGCTGCTGGATAAGGGTAAACTGCTGTTCCTGCATTACCATCCCAAATGGTACCTGCTGTTACATCACCGTCAGTGGCACCAAACTTGTTGATTGAACTATAACCATCAACCTCTCCAGCAGCAATAGGTAAATTGCCACCACCAACACCACCATCAATATCTTTAGTTAATAGTGCATAGTGTGGAAACTCAGATGTCTTGGTTCCTTGGAAGCCTGAACTTGTTGATGAGACTGTTGGAAATCTTGTATCATCAGTAATTTCAACATATGCTCCATATGCTACTGATTGATATGGGGCATGTACATTTGGATCAATAGCCATAACTTACCACTTCTTACAGCTCCAGTAACCAGCGGAGAACTTGCTCTTCTTCTGGTCACACTTATGACGTGCACGGAAAGACTTACGACGCTTTGGATTACTCTTCTTGATCTTCATATTTGGATCACCGAAGCGTACAACCTTCTCTTTACCATTCTCACAAGCCTTAACAACAAACTTCTTAGAACCACCAGATGTACGACGAGGTGAGTTACACTTCATACGATCTTTGTCTACTCTTTCACCATCTTCAGAGGCAGTAAGTCCATCTTCATCACCATACTTAATGAACTTTGCAACAGCATCAGTACCATATCTAGCCTCAAGTTCTGATTTAGTCATACCATTTGCAAAATCAGCAGCAATTGCATCAAGCACTTCACCCATATCATACTCAGCATCTTCAGCTTCAATTGGATCTGGTCCAGGTGTATTCTTAATATTTTTGACTACCTTACGATTGACATGTGGGCGTGGGTTTGTTTTAGCAGTAGGTCTATCACGTTTACTTACAGCGAGATATTCCATAAACTCCTTAACGTAATCAGCACCATGCTCGTCTATAAGTTCAGCCATTGTCATACCAGCTTTAATATCATCAGAAATTGTATCAAACACTTCACCCGTATCATATTCGTTATCTTCTTTAGGAGTGCAGTCCGGACAATTGCCACATTCACAACCAGCTTCAGCATCTTCACATCCACAAGTCTCACAATCTTCTTTAGGCTCGTACTGATCAATGTATTTAGAGTAAGTATCATCTAAGTGACCATACTCTGGATTCTCTTCACATCCACAAGTCTCGCAATCTTCTTTTTTACTCCTATACACATCATCTGTTGCAAAATGAGCAACCTCACGAGCACCTTTACCAGCTAACTTCGCAGTACCTAAAGCAGCCTTACCGGCAAGCTTTAACGCACCCTTACCAATCTTCTTAGCAGTCTCGTTATCTTCTGAAGACTCTTCATCAGAAGACTTTACACAATTGTCAACAGTCTTGCCACCCTTCTTTTTAGTACCTCGTAGCTCATAACCATCCCAGCATGCTTTACCATCGAGACCCTTTTTCTTACCTTCTTCATCCTCAAAGTAATCATCCTCATCGAAATTACCCTCACCATCACAATCTTCAATCATGTCTAAAAGTTTCTTACCTCTCTCATCATCGAGATCAACATTAACTTTTAAGTAATTCATTACATCATCACCATGACCAACAGACACCCCATACTCACCCTCTTTGTAATTTGCTTTTACAAACTCTTCAACTGGATGAACATTTTCAATATCATAACCAAAGAAGAACTCTCTACCTTCTTCATCCTCATTAGGATTCTTATAGGTAGGGTCAGAACGAAACTTAGGACCTCCACGACCATCAGAGTCAGCATCACCAGACTGAAGTCTACCAGCTTTATCGTAATGCTTACCTTTAGGAGCTTCCTTGGCCTCATTAAAGAGGCTCATGTATTTATCGAAGGAGTCGTTAAACTTCATGCATATATTTATGCCCTAAGGGCTAATTCTAAAGCAACAATACAAGCAAAAGCATTAATTTCTTTATCAACAACGAAGGCACTCTTATAAAGATGATCAGCAATGATAGTAATCATCTGCTTCTTCTTGAACTCATCAATAGGCTGCTCATAGAGATAGTCTAACAAGTTAGCAAGAAGGGTATCATAGTCACCTTGAAAGCGATCTTCGTTCTCGATAAGATACTTTCTTACCTTAATCGAGTCTTCTTTGAGTCCTTCCGTGACTGCCTTAAGAAGTTCACTGTCACTCCCGCTGCTATCAATAAACAACTCCCCATCAACAACCGACTTTTGGAGCTCGTTGATAGTTTTTCGGAGGTCAGGGAATGTTCTTTTAACCAGCTGACCAAATTTAATTTTCTGTTCATCACTTACGTTTACGTTTTCTTGTTTTAGTATATTGAAGCAACGCTTAGCTGCTTGTTTGATCTCAGGTTTAAGATCGATTGACTGACATCTTGACTGAAGAGCTGGAATGATCTTATGCTTATAGTTAGCAGTAAGAATAAAACGACAGTACTTAGCGTACGTCTCCATAGTATTACGTAGAGCAGCTTGAGCCTGAGGAGTAAGTCCATCAGCCTCATCTAGAACTACTACTTTAATACCACCATCAAATGACTTGGTCTGAGCAAAGTTAGTAATGTTATGACGAATAACATCAATACCAGACTCATCAGAAGCATTAATGTAGAGGAAGTTACAACCTAGAATATCATTAACAATGATACGAGCAAGAGTAGTCTTACCAGTACCAGGACTTCCTACGAATAGCAAGTTAGGAATCTCATCCTTAAACTGACTAACAACTCTAAGAGAGCCTTCGTCAAGAATAAGATCATCAAGCTTAGCCGGACGATACTTCTCAACCCAAATCTTATCAAAATCAACCATATCTAATTATATATAAGTTCCTTACTTACCGGATGAACCAAAGCCTTTCTCGCCTCGGTCCGACTCTACAACATCGCCTTCGGTCACGATTACATCATGGTTAGTATAAACAACAAACTGAGCAATACGATCACCTGCCTTGCCTTCATAGTCCTTATCAGTAAGATTGTACAATTTAATTCCTGCGTCTCCTCTATAGCCGCTATCAATGATACCAGGATGAGGCATGATACCATGCTTAAAGCCAAGACCAGAACGACCTTCTACCTTAACCCAATATCCAGGCTGAATAAAAGCAAACTTAAGTCCAACACCAACAACAGCAGAGCCACGAGCTGGAATAGTAAAGTCCTCGATACAAGTAACATCCATACCAGTATCGCTATCATGATTCTTACCAGGCAGAACAGCGTCTACATGAGTCTTTTCAAATTGCAGTAACATATAACTCTATTATGGCATATTGAATGCAATAATCAACTAAATGTTGCAAAGTAATGCCATTAGATTAAATATGTATATGGAAGAGTATGATCCAGCATTTGATCCTAACGGTGGTAATGAAGTCGACGGTGCAGTTGATGACATCTTATCTCAGTTGAGTACACAGCATCACTCCATTACTAGGCAGCAGAAGTCAAAAGAAGAGATTCCTGATGTAGAAGATCTTGAAGACTATCTTATTAAGAAGACAGCAAAGCTTATTGATACTACACTTGATGCTGTAGACAATGTTAAGGACTATATCTCTTCAGCACCTGAGAATAGAGATGTTGCTTCCTTGGCTGAGCTTATGAGATCTGCAAACAGCTCTATTGAGACAATGCAGAAGATTCATGCTAATAAGGCTAATAACGAGGCTCGTAAAGAGCTTAAGACAATGGATATCGAAGCCAAACAGCAACTTAACATTCAAGATAACCAAACTAAGTTGGTAATGTCTCGTGAAGAGCTAATGGAAGCAATGTTAAAGGCTCCAGAGCCAGAAGCTGATAAGAAGGACGAAGACGTTATTGACGTTTAGTAGCCGAAGCCATCTTTCAACCATTGTGGGGTAGTAACTCTTCTTGTACCTGTACCCCATGTACGTGAGCCGGTTGTTGGGGTCGGTGAACTGAATGCAATGTCAATGTGATGGTCACCACCCATATAACCTGGACCTGAACCAAAGCTCTCAATACCTAAACTCTTACAAAGTCTAGCAAACTCTCTCAATCGTGGGTGGTGTGAAGTGTTCTCTGAGCTCAATTGAGTCTTACCATCAAACACCTGGATGTCAGCAGCGTAACCACCGTCATGTCTAGTAGAACCTGTTCTTACAGCCTTTCCATTTACATACCATGTCTTACCTTTCACCACAGCACCTTTTGCTCGTGCTTCTGCTTTAGGCATTTGACCACCTGAGAATACAACAATCCTATAACCAGATTGTGCACTAATTTGTCTAATTATATTATCTAATTTTGGAGTAAGTGGCAATCCTCTGATCTTTTTACCTAAGTTGTAGGAAACATTACCACCACTACTGCGAGGTGCTGTACCCGTCTCAAGAGCTTCAAAAGCAGCATCTGCTTCCTCTTTAGATACGACTGTTGTATCACCCTCAATAGCTGCTTTGATCTCTTCAAGAGGACCTGTACAAACTCTGATCTCCATTGGACCACCAATCTTCTCAGTAAAGATCTTTTGAACCTTTGTCCAATCTGTACCCTTAATAGCCTCTCTTTTAGCCGCACCAGATGAAGCAGCAGTTAGTTGACCATAGCCGAATGACTCGATGAAATGCTTCCAAGCACCGACAGTAAAGTCAACGTTAATTCTCTTTTGAGAGTTACTATCACAAACCTTATAGTACTTAAACTCTCTTGATCTACCTTTTGAAGCTTTAGCAGGTCTTGCTGCTACAAAGAACTCATTAGCCAATTGCGGGTCTTTGTATGATGCAGATCCAACTCCAATGGTAGGATCATTTACAAACTCACGGAATAGTGCTCTACTAATAGCAACACCATCATTAATAATATTTGTTTCGGTTGTATTAAAGAGTGTCTCCATACCCTCGTCATCAAGCTGATGCTTAATACCTACATCGTAGTTACCTGGAAGGGTTGTTGTACCATACTTCTTTTTCTCTTCAATAGATGTACCTTCACCATTTAAAGCACGTTTGATATAATCAGCACTAGTACCAAACTGTGATATACCAATACGATAGTTCTGACCAACATTACCAACCCCTTGCAATGTTAACTTGTCATCAGGAGTAGCAGCATACTTCTCATACCATAACGTCTTTGTATCTTCATCGATTAAAGAAGAAAATACAGAGTAGTTCTGATTGTTTGTTACATTATTTACTGTCCTTTTCTCATCGAGAATGTATGACTTTGATATCTTAACGGTATCGGTTGTTAACCCTTTACCTAATGTAATCGAATTAGGTCTTAGGTTATCACCTACATTACTCATTGTAGTCTGTCGATCAAATGCATGACTGTTTGAACGGCTAGATCTATCTGGCGTACCTGTAGCATTAGAATCATACTTTCTGCCATTAACTGAACTTACTCGTGTACCAATAGGACGAGACATGTTGTTCTCATATGGATTATACCTATACTTAAACTCAAATCTATTAAAGCATCCACCAATATCCTCTTTAATCTTAGACAATATATTAGAAGAAGCAGCCGAGTAGTCATAGTAAGACTTAACATCAGGGCTATATCTAAACATCTTTGCTGGGTCTCTAAATGACTTACCTTCTTGTACTTTAGATGTCAACTCAAGTAGGTTCTTTTTACCTGCCAATACCTCTTGTGTATTAGTAAATGCTTTATCAGCAACACCTACAACCTCTGTAAAGGCGTTTGAAAATATACCTGGTATCTTATTAGTAATAGTCTGATCTAGCCCATCAATCATGTTAGAGATAGATGTAGTTATACCACTATCGGACCCATCACCTTGATTGTTATCAACATCACCTCCAGGTCGAAACACCAAAGAGCCCATTGTATTGTCTGATGTCTTTGTTGAGGCTGATTGAGCCATACGACCAATACTATCAGAAGTCTCTGTAAATAAGTTACATGGAGAGTTCAAGCAATCCTTAAGAGCATCTTTAAGCTTGTCTTGAAAGTCATCATCAACACCATCTAGATTATCCCATCTAATTCTCATCTCTTTAATAGCATCAGAGAACATTGGGTTATAAGTGCACTTATGAATATAAAACTCTACGGTAGAAGGATCTAAAATAGCTGAGTTAAGTGTAAGATCTTGAACAAAGGAATTAGCAGCTTCTGCATTACCGTTAATTGCTTTGTTATAATCTAAAGCAAGATTAATATCAAGTTCCCAATCTGGGTTATCTACAAGGTCACAGAAAGGTGTATTATACTTTAAGTAATCTTTACTTATAGCAAGCCCCTGCAACTTCTCATGCAGATTATTTCCATAGATGACCATTATTTATTGAGGGTAATTTGCTTGAGTACAGTCTTCATAGCACCCGGCTTAATATACTTATACTCAGTTGCAGCTTTAGCCATAAATATATAGTCTGGCTTATTCAAAAGGTAAACTGTCCACCATAAATTAATTGTACCGTACAACTGATATGATAGCATAGTCCATGGTACATCATTTTGTGGTATAAATGTAGATACAATCTCATCAGAGATATTATCAGGGAATACTACTTTATTAAGTAGATTATAGAAGTAAAGATCATTACCAGCTTTATCAATAAGATTAATCTTAAAGATATTCTCATACAAATCATTTGTGAGGGACTCTAATTCCTCTACTTCATTCTGCGTTGCGCCATTTATTACTGTACTCATTACTTACCTATTGTTACTTTGTTAGCATCACCATCGATATTTGAGCTAAATGCATCTGAAACCATTGTATTAGCATACTCACCAATAAGAGACCTAAATGATAGCTTAACATTATAAGCTTCAGGTACATCAGTCTTAATTTGTTTAAAGGATAGTGCACCTTCACCATTACCAGATGGTATATATACTTTAGCCTTTCTAACTGTACCTACAAATTCAACTGACATGTCATCAATATATGCATATGGCATAGAGAAGTGACCTGGTACTTGCACTGTATAGATCTTTGGAGGAGGTGTTCTAGCAAATGAAGTCCTATATGGTCTATTCTGAAATGCTAATAACCATAGGAGTTCAAAGTTTTGTTGAATAGGTGATTGTGCACCTCTTCTAACTGTATTAGATAGAGGAAATTCGACTGTCTCTGTTCTACCTCCAACACCTTGAAAGTATTTTGGCTTCTCAATATATACACCTGGCTGAGCAAAGTTTGCTCCCTTACCTATTGTCTCACCAAGTTCTGTTATACCCTTGATAAATTCACCAGCCAACTTACCAACTTGTCCACTTGGATCACTATCAAAGCCTCGACTCAATTCTCCTTGTGGTGATTCATATAGTGGAAATCTATAATGAAAGCCAGTTGGTCTTGTATAATATATACCATCAAGTGACTTAAGATTGTGCATAGATAAGAGCTTTCTATCTATCTCTGTACCAGCGAGGGAATTAATTGCATTAGTAACACCAGCAATTGTATCAGTAACAGCACTACCAAATGACTGAACATTACCACCCTCTTGTGCTTTACCTAATAACGATTGAACAAAATCACTCTGAGCTAGATTATTAAGACCTGTAGCGCCAGCATTTAGATAGTAAATACCACCACTAATAAGTGAGCTTAACAACTGCTCTCTTTCTGTAATAAAGCAGCAAGGGATTCTATTAAGTGCCTGCTCTGTAGCTTTAGGACCAGCATACCAGCTAAAGTCATTGACAACATCAATCACTTTACGAGTAGGTACAAGAACAGGCTTTTTATCTGTATCAGTAAACTCAATACCCATTTTTCTAAAGACACTATCTCCGGTACCAAAGTCCGCTATCTCTGTACCATCAAGGAATCTAGATTGACCTGTTGTGTTAATTAATACTGTGCTCATTATGAAAAGAAGTCTTGGGTTAAGGATGGGCTGCTAAAGGATAGTTCATCTGCTGGCTTCTGTAGTTCGAGGATGCCATCACGAATCTCTATTAAGACACTAAGTTGCTGCTTATTAATACCTTGAATGGTCTTCATTACCTCAGAGTTTTGATCAAGTAGCTTGTCAATAGGACCACCCTTTTTGGCAAAGATTCCAGAATCCATACTATCAATGCGAGTCGATCTACCATTCTGATGAACAATACCATCGTTGATACTCATTTGTTCAGCTACCCAATCATCACCTCTTTTCGCCATCTCAGCCTTATAAGCGTCATATGATGAATTATAGTAGGCTTTTTGACCTTTAATAAACTCCATCATTTCTGGGGAGTTACGTGGGATACTTTTTGGAGGTGCCGACCATTTCTCAATACCTTCTGGATCGTTCAGTTCGTGCCATTCCGCAAATGCTTTCCTATCTTGATACTTCTGACGCGCAGCGGCGTGGTCCCTTTCAATTCTCTCATTCTCCTCTTTATTAGGATCATAGCCAGATAGACTTGTCCAAGCATCTTGTGCCCATCCCGGTAGAGAGTTGTAAATAGCTTTTTTACCTTTACTCACAACATCACCTATCCAACTCTTAATACCATCAAAGAAGCTAGATAGTGTTTCACCAATACTGGAAAAGAGTTCGCTCATCCAGCTCCAAGCATCACCTGCCATCTGACCAGCCGTTTCAAAAGCAGATGAACTTGTCTCTTTTGTCATTTCCCATAAGATACCAAGACCTTCTGAAACGTATTTATAAACAGGAGACTCTTTACCACCTAATAGACTTGGAAGGATATGTGTCCATGCCTCTAAACCACGACTGAGCCCATCAGGCGAACCGGAAAGCATAAGTCCAATACCTTCACCGAACTTATAGAAGGTGCTAAGGATAGGTACTTTACCATCCACGATAAGATTCACCACATATGTACCAATTGCCTTAAGCTGCTTACCTAAAATATCTTTAAGTGCTGGCTTCTTTCCTGTCTTCTTTGCTTCTTTATTAGCAAGAATCTCAGCATAAATCTTATAACCATCCATTAAAGGAGATATAAACTGTCCCCCAGGTAAGAAGTTAGTTATACCAGATACAAGTTCCCAGCCACCTTCAAAATATTCTTCGTTTTCAAAGTGAACCCACGCATCGTAGAAGTTAACTAATGAACCAATAAATGGCAATGTCTTTAAAAACTTAAGAGGAAGAAACTTAGCAATTTTAGCAGCTATAGCACCTAGCTTACCAAACTCATCACCTGTACTATCAGCAAACTCAACAATACCTTCACCCCAACTTTTAATCTTATTGATGAAATCCTCTTCCATCTGCGTTAAGGCAGCACCAATAACACCAGCAGCAACACCAGCTAATGCTAACGGTCCTAAATCTATACCACCACCTTCTGCAGCTTTACCTTTTGCAGCAGCTTGCATTGCTGCGACACCACCAACTTTACCGGCAGATGTTTTATCCAGCTGCCCGGCCTCAGGACCAGGATTAACGATCCTCTTCATCACCCCGAAGATCTTCTCATAACGAGCTGTCTCGGCAGGTGTTAGGATTGGACTCACACCTTGTGCGCTATCTTTAATTACACCTTCATGAACACCACCTCTAGCACCCTCCTTATTAGCGAGGGCACCGATTATGCTAGCGAATGGATTGGATGAGTCTTCGGCCACATTATTATTTAATCACTAGATAGGAAGCTTGCATCAATTTCTACAACTACTTCCTCAGCAACGGTCATGGCCTTATCCGTTACCTCTTTAATACTACCGATATAGTCAACAATCTTATGATTTAGAGCAATTGGTAGCTGATTTACAATTTCGTTCCTCTCATGAACACTAATGTCATTAAAGGTTACATTATCTTCACCAACAGATATGCTCTCAATATACTTAATAGACTCAAATGCTACAACTGTATCAATACTTTGCTTAAGCTTATCATCAATAGTATCAAACTTTGCAAACTCTTTAGCTAGCTTCTTTGAAACCTCTGTATCAACAGCAAGTGTAGGTACCTTAAGTTCGACAGTAATACCATCATGCTCAACAGATTCAGTAAACTTAACATCATCTAGCTTAATTGGCTTAACCTTTTTAAGATCGTACTGCTCATCTTTAACAGTAATCTTTGAACCAATAGAAGCAGTTCGGAGAGCAATAAAAATCGCTGGCTTATCAATGATAAGAAACTCCTCTTCACCGATAGCGTTTTCTACAATAATCTGATTAGCTGCAGCTGTTCTAGTAATAATACCATCAACACCGTCAAATGTTGTACGAAGGAGATCCTTCTGCTGTTTTATGCTCGGAAGCTTAAACTCCACATTCTTATCTAAAGATGGTACTTTAACAGAAACAGTATTGGTGTCATTAAGATCTTTAAGTTTGGTCAAAAAGCTTTTAGCGGTTGAACTCATACACTTATTTAGTTATTGCTTTTGCTTTTGCAACTTGTTATTCTCTTCACTAACTCTTTTCTGATGTGTTCGTAATATAATTGTAGATTCGATTGGTGATATATTAAAGAACAAGCTACTACCAGGCATGATTGTATTACCAAAGGAGTAGATGAGAGTATAGAAGCCGCTCAAATCAGTACTAAACAGACTAGATATAAACTCTAGCATATTATTAGCCATTAAATTAATGCGTGTTCCTTCCAACCCTATTGATTCATTCGCATCAATAAGATCTACATTTAATAAATTTTCTTGTATTGTCTGCAAGAAGTTCTCAGTATGATCAAATATAGCAGCAGGTAAGTTACTTAATACTTCCTCACGCACTTCATCATCTAGCTCACTATAATCAATGGAGTCATTACCTATCTGTATATGCTTAATTGTAGCAATAAGTAAATCATCATAGTTTTCGAAGTATGTTATACATGGTAGATCTAAAGTAACTACGATACCATTTACTGTAATCTTAGTCTCAAGATCAACATAGTTAGCCTCAATTTTATCTAGCATTGAAGCAATACTAACCGTTATAGATTTATCATTAATAGTTAAGTGTAGATCTGGATCGATAAATGTCATTCTCATATAGATGAGAAGATATATTCTATCTACTATATTTAAATCTGAGCGTATAAACCCCTCATCAAAGAAGCTACTAAGGCCTCTAAAATCTCTATTCTCAATGAATTTAATAATAGAGAGATACTCTTTATTCTTGAGCTCTTTTACTCTAACCTTCTTACCTGATGGTAACGCTACTTCAATACTAAATTCCATTTAACACTCCTCTAGGAGTATTTAGTTGGTAGTGTGCAAAGTTCCAGCCTACTGTTCTAGTTATATCGGATACGGACTGCTTACCGTAGCTAATAGCCTCTGCATTTATGGTAGTAGGTACACAATCATAAAATGTGTGCATCTTACGAATACCATACTCAACTGGATCATTACTTCTTCGACGCTTGTTAGACTCACCAAGCTTATCACCATACTTCTCAGCTGTGCGTGAGTATTGTATAATATCAATGTTACATTTAATGTCTGGTTCGTTATCGTCTTCAATCAAACCAGCATATGCACAAGCAACTATCCACGGTTGAATAAAAAATGAAAATACATCTCTATTTGTCTCAAGAAATGATACTGTCATGTTGTGATCTTCACCAATACGATCAGCATATTGCATAGCTTGCATACCACCAGACTTGGGAACATCTAATTCCTGAATAGCTAAACCTACTGTTGGAAGATTGACGTCTTGTGCAAGAAGGAAGCCCGCCTCGTAATCCGATACTCTATCAAAAAGAGACTTATCAACCTTATATGTACGTGGTCTGTAAATATCTAAATAATATTCGATAGCCTCTCCGACATTAACCATAGCTCCACTGCCAGTACGAGCTGAGAAGTTGATCCCCCAAATGTTCTTGAGAGGGATGTCGTTTGTCCAGTCTTGGTGTAGACTTAGACGCTTTCGAATATTATTAGGCATTTAGCTTAGCGCTCTTTTGTGTAGAAGTGGTAAGAGACAGTAGCGTTAACGCTTACAGTAGCACCTGTACCTGTGGCGATATCATAACCAATACCATTAACTGCACGAAGAGAAGCACCTACAAGCTTATATTCAGTGATTGGCTCAAGGTCTTTATCAAGCTGAGCGAGCTGAATGTAGAAGTCATCATCAGGAGTACCATATTCACCTGTAGATGTCTGATCATCAAAGAGGGAACGGGAAGCAGTCTCAAAGTAGTTACGAAGTGAACTCTCACCATCAAGGTAGAAGTCAAGTGTATAAGCTTCAGAGCCTGGATATGTTACAGCACCTGGAACATTCAAGTTAAGACCCATATAAGGTACAGCAACGTTACCAATGTTACGGCCTGGAAGCTGTGCAGTCTTAACATATACAAGGTCACCCTCATCGAGAGCAGGTACCCCTTGTAACTGTAACTGAGTCACACGGAAAAGAAAATCACGGCTGAAATCTTTATCAGCTGCGGTACGATAGAAGTTTTGGATATTCTGAGAAACTGGCATTTTTTATAGTATGGTTAGTACTAATATTTATAGCAATCAGCCTACTTCCATGATAAAAAAAGCTTATCTCCATTAGAAAAAGGGTGCTTACTACTCTCGTTAACACGATATAAGGTAATCCACTTACCAGCATTCTTCGTTAATCTTCTATAGATACAACGAGATGAATCACCAAACTCTTTTAGGAAGTGGCTCATAGCATAGAACTCATACTCTTTATCGTTCCAGATAAACTTAACAGCTCTATGATTAGGACTCGGCTTACCCTTCTTTGTATCACTAATCTTCTTCTTTGTCTCTTCTGTAAGTGTACGACCCTTGCAAGACTCACTCATCTTCTTTCTACTCTCATCAGTCCAGGGGTTATAAGCTCTATGAGCATGAGGAGAAGCATTCATACACTTAACATCATCATAGTGCCTATCAATATGTACTTGCTCTCTATCTACAAGCTTATCATCCTCTACACTCTCAAGTATCTTATATTCAAAGCCCCCATACTTATCAAATACTCTCTGCATATAGGCATTCTTATGTGTACCTTTCTCAAGTAACCCTTTATGCTCAGCCATACGTTTATGAAAGTTCTTAGTAGAACCAATATAGTATCTATCAGAGCAAGTTATAGCATATACACATCCCATATAAGTATTTAATTAACTGGCATAGTAATAGCCAAAAGAAAAGGAAGTAAAACTTCCTTTTCTTATTTTAATGTAGATTAGTGAGAAGCACAAGAGCCGTCTTCAGCAGGAACATTCTTATGCATAACAATAGCTGTATCTTCATCTACTACGAATTCAAGAGTTGTTCCATCACCTTCCATATCGATCCAACCATCTACATCTTCGTAGCAATCCTTGATATCAGCACCAGCAGCATCACAAGCAGCTTGCAAAGAGTTAAACTTCTTACCACCCATTATGGATTGGCCATGCATTCCACCAACGCTTGCTACCTCATACTTACCTTCACCATCAGGAAACTCATTTGTAGCACCCTCTTGCTGCTCATTGTCTTCATGACCTAAACCATCTTCAAGATCGTCTTCTTCCATAGGCTGACCATCGAGGTCAAGAGCATAACCGTAACCTTCTCTTGGATTCCCCGGATCATTTACATAATCTTCTGGCTCAGTATAAACACCACCTGTAATGAAGTAGCCATTAGCATACTTGTCAATCCTAATAACAAGACCATCATCATTTGGGTCATCATTACCTAATTCATAAAGCTTACCACCAAGCTCAACAGACTCTAAATCCTCTTCATCGCAGTGAGCTTCAGTGAGAACGTAACCACGTGGCAATGCTGTGGATGCAGTCTTTGGAACAATACCTTGAACAGAGCCATAAGCTTCCATCATAAGGTCTCTATCTTTGGCATAATTACTATGTTGGGCCATACCATTATTTATACAACTGTAGCTATTTCTCCACAAAAAAAGAGGAGGTCTTTCGACCCCCTCCTTGTTTGTTTGGTTTGGACAATAAAATTAACCTCCAATAAGCTCTTCAAAGTTAGTATCAGTGCGGGTAGCATAGAAGTTAACTAGAATGAACTCAGCAGTACGAACTGGCTTAAGGTAAATATCAACAACGAGCTCGTTCTGGTCAATTACTTCACCAGTATTGTTACGCTCGTCACAGACGATCATAAAGTCATACAAGCCGTCAGCAGCTTTAACACGCTCAAAGAATGGTGTCAAAGTATTAGCTACTCTTGTACGAGTAAACAATGTGTTGTTCTCAAAGAGGAAGAACTGCATTGTCTTTTTAGTGATCTTCTCAAGGTAGAGGAAAGTACGACGAACGTTAATACGATCGAATGCACTTGGCTTCTTGAGGAGAGTCTTCTGACCGAAGAACACATTACCCTGATCAGCAAAGTTAGCTACTGGGTTAAGGTTAACGGTGTAAAGATCATCACGTTGACGTTGGTTAGGGCTGATTGCAATATCATCAGCATCTTGAATAATACCACGATTGAATCCAGCAGGTGCACCCCATGGACCAACCTGAGCATCTGTAGAAGCCATCTTAGCACAAGCAAAGCCAGAAGATGGAACATATACATAAAGGCCGGTATAGTTATCATATACCTTCATCCAGTTAGCAAACACTGTTGCATAGGATGTATTAGCAAGAGAGAACTGATGGCGCATTGCCCAGTAGATGTCAGTGTAGAAGTTCTTTGTAGGATCCTTCTGTACCTTCTGTGACTTACCAGCTACAAGAATCTGACGGATTGGATCAGCAACGAAAAGAATGTCACCACGACCACCATCCTTAACAGGACCTGCAAATGTCGCAAAGCGGTTAAAGACTGTTGTGTAAGCTGTACGAGCTTCTTCACCAGTAGAGTCAAGATCACTAGAAGTACGAAGAGCTTCAATAGCTGCTGTTGTACGAGTATCATCAAAACCACGAGCAGAGAGAGTAGCATTAGCTGTCTCCATGTAAGTGTGAATAGTACCAAGACCACCTTCAGCAATAATATCGATGTCAAACTTACGATCGTTACGAATACGATCAAGAGCACGATCAAGCTTAAGTGGAATGGAGCCGATTTCTTTAGATGTAAGACTTACTTCACCGTAAGAACCAAGTGGGATAAGACTGTCTGCTTTAGCAACCTCACCTGCGAAAGTAGCAGCGAAGAAGTTAATTGGAAGACCAGCAGCGTCAGATGAAATAGCACCACCCTGAAGACCATCTTTGAATGACTCAGTGTAAACACGAATCTTCTTCTTTGGAGTACCATCTGCATTAAGGTTAACACCACCAAGAGCGTCAGCAACAAAAGGGTTAACAACGATGTCAATATTGCGTGACTGGTCATTTACAGTATCAAGAGAGAAGTTAACTGGAGCACCACCGCTCTCAGAGTTACGTTGACGATACTGACCAATGGAGCCATTGTAGCCCTCTTCAAGAAGGTAATCAAGACGATTAGCGTCCTTAGAGAATACAGACTGACGAAGTTTGAATACACCAATGTTCAATGTATCATCAAACTCACGATCACCGATATCATAACCAACGATGCGATCTTCCATAACTTGTGAGATGGAATTAGTAGCAGGGTTAGTACCAAATTCTGGAGTAGCTGTAAGAGCGAACTCAAAGCGAGAAGCAGGAACGTCTGTGAAAGCAGAAAGACCAGTAGCGCCTGGAGCAGCTGTTGCTGTCTTAACATCAACAATAGCGTCGAAGTCTGTTGCTGGGTTAAGGTTAGTGTTATCAGAAACACCAACATAGTAACCATTGAACTGACCATCAATAACAGTCTGTCCCTTGTTAACAACAACAAGAGCAGCACCACTCAAGTCAGAAATACCTGAGAAGGATGTCTTAAGTTCTTTGCTTTGTTCAAACAACTCACCATTTTTGTACTGCATGTACTGCTCGTCAGTCATTTCGAACTGAGTAGGAGCACCGAGAAGGTAAGTAGCGTTCTCTTTATCAGCGTCAGTTACGATTGCATCAGCATCGCGATCCCAAACAATAGCAGGGTATGCCAATACACTAATCTTAGAACCGAAGCCTTGTCCGTTGCTAGCACCATAAGGCAAGCGGTTAACAAGTACTGAACCTGTAGAGTTAAGTGTAGCACGTGTAGTGTGATAGAAGTAGCGTTCAGCTGCAGTCTTTGGTGTACCATAAATTTGCTCAAACTCAGAAATACTTCCAAGTCCAACAACTTCGTCGGTAGGTCCTTCAGATGCAAAGCCAGCTACATAAGTAGTAGTTCCGGTTTGAGCTGTGCGAAGTGATAAATCACTCTCACGAATCTCAACGCCCGGCGATTGGATTGTCCTTTTAGCCATACTTATATTTATGGCTTTTCAGCTGAAAATCTATTTTTCTCTACAACAATTCTGTATGGATTTGAGAGTAAACAAACGTTAGAGAGCTTGTAATCTCAGCTTCATCTCTGTAGCTATAGTCAATAGAGCCAACAGTGATAGGAAAGGCTTTTGTATAAGTAAACTTGATGCGCTGCTCGTTATATTCATCCAATCCATAGAGTGTCATATCTGTTTGATACTGTCTGAAGTCTTCATCAGTAACAAGATTGGAGGCATCAAAGAGACCTTCCTTCTCATCATGCATAAGGTCGAGCCACTTATAAAGTACCCAGTAGTTGTTATAACCATTATCGATTGTAAAGTTAACTGTTACAGGCTCATATGGTGTCTTGGCGTGACCTGAGTTATATAAGTTCGATCCAGCATAAGCAATCTGAATAGCAGGAACGGTAATGGCTGGAACAACAGCACCATATACAGAGAACTGCATAGCGTCTCTATTAACATTGAACGTGCTTCTCTCATCCTTTGAATCAAGTCTCTTTAAAGCAGGTGGTAGATCAAAGACGAGCTTAAACTTATCTGCTCTGCTCTTGTTAAGAAAGGATTGATTGTTAGTGTTAGCAGCCATATACTTATTTAATCTATAGTGGAGTGAATCCAGCCTCTAATAAGTCATAATAATCATCACCCATTTCCGTCTCAGTACCATCACTCATGCCCCAATAGACAGGATTAAGATCAGGACTACCACCAGCCATGTTCTCATTATTATAAATGGATGTTGGATCTTCAAAGAGCTGTAAACCAAAGTCCATTGGCTCAATAATCTTAGGTCGACCAGTATCATCTTTCTCGATGATCTCAAAGTACTGCTCAGCAATATCATTATCAAGAACATAATAGCCATACATAATAGCCATAACCATATCATCATGCTTACCCTTTTGAGCTTTCCATGTACCATTTGGATAACGAACAAAGTCTCTAAACTCATCTAATGTCTCTTGGTCACGCATTACGATAGAGTGAAGGTCATTCATCCAATAGCGCATGTTCATGATACCTTTATGCTTTGTATTAGTGTGAGCAATCATACCATACATTCTATTCTTACGATGTGCTTTAGCATTACCATAACTAACAAGTTTAGGATAGCCCATATCATGTAGCAATCTATCTACTACTTGTGCACCGCAGTTGTTACGCTCAATAAGAGCCAGCGGCGAGCCATAGTTGCGAAGTATCTGATGAACCTTATTACTAAACTCAAGAGGAGAGATCTTGTTATTCTTATATACAGCAACCTGTCTAACTTCTGCAGGATCGGTTACATCCAATACCTGAACTACTGAGCTATCTTTACCAACACCTTCAGCTGTATCAACACCAGCAGCATAAATTCTAGATGAGTCAGCCTCTTCCCAAATCTTATAACAGCCATCATCAAGCACTACTTTAGGATCACAGATAGTCTGTTCCATCTTCTCATAGAGTTCATCATCAAGAGAAGACTCACCAGAGTTAATCCACTCACAACAGAACTCCTGTCGCCAAGCTTCCTCTGAACCAATTGATGCTTTAGTATCAGCAGCCCATTTCTCATCTCGACCAGGAACCTCATTCCACATAATCTTACCACAGTCCCAGGCACTATCAGGATTAGTCTCTGCCTCATTATAGATCTTATAGAAAAGGTTCTGTGTTCCGTTAGCAGTAGAACAAATGAATGCTTTAGATTTCTTAGATGATGAAATAATCGGATAGACTGATTTCCAAAACTCATCCACCAAATGGTTCTCAATGAAAGCCATCTCATCAATAACCAAACAGTTAACGGACTGACCACGAGCAGCTGTACCGGTTGTAGTTGTAATACCAATACGAGAACCATTCTCAAGAGTCATTGATGTCTTAGCATATTCCTTTACTGGTGGTTTAAGCCAGTTAGGAAGTTCCTCATAAGCCATTCTTACACGAGAGAAGATTTCAATAGCAGTAGCCTCTTTGTTCGCTACAAGAAGGATGCGCTGATCTTTCTGGAAGCAAGCT